CTCTTGCCAGTGGTGGTGCCAGTTGGCTCGAACGGCTTTAGCCTGCTCGAACTTGTGAATAATATCAGTAGGTTCCAACGCCCTGTCCTTCGAAGCCTTGTGTTAACAAGGTGTTTTGCATACCGCCCATTTGGTTCTCACGACGAGCTTGCAAGCGGCCTTCCTGCGATTGTTGCCGCAGTTCTTCGGGAGACAAACCTTGTGGGGGAGCAGCACTGGCGGGATTGGGAATGTCAACCAATCCAAGAACATCGTCAACAACCCATTCAAAAGCGTCACTAAGCCAACCCATTACTCGTTCTCCAAAATGTCAAACGGGTCATATTCTGAGTTATCCGCAAACTCTTGAAAGTACCCGTCAGCATCAGATTCAGACTGAGCGTATCGTAGCATCATAACGGCATATCTGGTAGCGGATTCGATGTCATCACGCTCAGCCACGATTTTTCCGTCTTTTCTGTGCAGCATTCGTTTTTCTTCAAACCACTGATCAAGGTGGCTGAAGACCTTGAATCTGCCAGTTTTCATACGCTCCAGAATGTCCATGGTGATCGGCTCTCGGGCCTGACCTCCACCTTTGTCATCGTCATATCTGGCAGATACGGGCAACATATTTGTGCCGTAATCTTCGTACTGGTCTTTCAACGCTTGGCCACCGCCTTTGTCCCGAATCATGCCGTCGTGAGGCCAGGCCACTGGGATCCACTGCCCTCTTCTTTGGATTGCGACGGAGTGGTAGGCAGCAGTCTCACCAGACTTGCGGTAGCAGTCAGTCACGTAGACCACATCTGCGTCAGGATCGTATGCGAGCCATGCAGCCCCTGCTGGGTGGTCGATGCCGAAGTCGATTCCGCAGATGCGTCGGAAATACGCCGGTATCTCGAAAGGCTGACATTTGATCTCTTCGTCTGGAACGTTGTATACCCCACCAGAACCCATAAGCGGCACGCCAGCTGCCCGCGTAGCCCTTTCGTGTTCTGGATATGACATCAAGAGTCGGTTTCGCTCCTGCTCGTTTAGGTGTGGTGAATTGTCCCATGTAGCCGTGGCGTAAGAAATGCCGTCGCCGCCATCCAGAAAGTGCCGGACGATGTCTGACATTCCGAACAGAGGTGTCCGGGTAAACATCACAAGACCTTTTTTGTCTAGGACACGAGTTTGGCATTCGGTGAAAATGGCATGGTCAGTCGGCTCTTCGTCAAGCCATACCCCGTGCCGGCTCACACCTTGAAACTTGACGTTGCCCTGCTCGTAGGACTTGAATGCAAGTTCACTGATACCGCCAGTAGCATGTTCAACTTTGACTGTGTCGATGACGTTTTGCACGCCGCACTGTCTGAAGTCAACGTTTTTGATAGACCTTGCTGGTAGCCATCCGGTGCCATCTGGTTCCTTGGTACCAGGTTTCATGCTACCTAGCAGGGCAAATTGACATACGTCTCGCGTCAATTCGTTGGTAGGGCCGGCAACAATCCATGACGTTGGTTCGTCAAACCGTTTGCCTTGCCACCAGTCTGGATAAAGGCCAGTTAGATGTAGTGCTACTTCAGCAGCAGCAGTCCTAGTCTTACCAGTTCGGTTGCCGGCAATGATTGCACGCTCAGGGTTGATCGACCCTTCATTGTGCCACTCAGCCTGCCAGTCATAGGGGCCACCTTCCGAACCTTCTGAGGCAAGTCCCCCGTACTCAGTTTGTATGCGATTTTCGGAGTGAGCTTTGTTTAGCTCCTCAATCAAACGCAATGCTTCTGCTTCTATATTCAACCTGTCAACTCTTCTCGACGGATATGTGCGGAGCCCAGCATGTATTGACCATCGGCTAATTCGCTGGTGCCACTAAATCCGTACATGGCAAATGGGTAGACGTTATGAGTAGCCCCGTCACCGTAAGTCCCCAAGGTAAAAGATTGAGTGTAATTGACTTGGTGATCAGTGATATTGGCAAGTGATTGCGCTTCTGAAATTACAAACGGAGTAGGTGTTTTTTTGTTACCAAGCATATCTGTCAGTGCATTGCTTGGATCGCCGGACCCCGTGCTCTGGTTATTGACGGTGCCTGATGCAAGACCACATGCCAACTTTCCAGAGCGAACGCCATTCTGGGCAAGAGCTTTGATATAGTTCACGAGCTGCCAATGGATGTGGTAAGTGCCAGATTTCAAAGTTATGGAGTGATCTGTAGTATTTACATTCGAGCACCATGATGGCAACGGAGCAGTCGAATCGCCAATTTTAAGGCCGACAGCATGATTTTCATAATTTTGCTGCCCACCAGCTGGATTTGTGTCTGAACCATAATCACAAGTTACCTTAGATTGGCCATCACCGTTGTAGCCAAATGTGAGATTCATCTCTTCAGCAGCCAAACTAGTAATTTGACTAAGGTTCACTGCATCTTTACTGGATACACCGTTTTCAACATTTTTAAGACGGGTGTCTCCTCCAGTTGACCCCCCAAAATCGACTGCAGCATCCTGGATATCAATAACCTTTTGGCCATTAACAAAGAGTCCCATCGAGTCAGAAGCCTGGCTTGCAGCTCGGGTTGACCTGATACCTGTAGTCATTGCAGTTTCGTTACGGACTGAGAACTTGATGTCGTGGTCATCACCTGAGTTTCTTGCTGGACCCATGATGCACAAGCCAGTGTGGTCTGCGGTATCTGACTGAGCAAGCAAAACTGTGTTTGATGGCCCTGAAGAGGGGTTTGTAACACTGCTGGTCTCTTGTACGTGCAAGCTGCCTTTTGAGTTAGTGCAGTCAATATTGACACCCACGCCGCCTGATTGTGCTTTGATGTGCCCGTCGTTTTGGATCTGCAGGTCATCAGTGACTGTGACATCGCCTGCAAACGTTGCGTCACCAGCAACACCCAAAACCCCCACGATAGCACAGTCGCCACTAGAAGCAGTCACGGTGAACTTGTTGCTACCTACGACCAGATTTCCGTCAAGTTGCGAAGCTCCTGCAACGTCAAGATCAACACCAACGTTGACATCACGAAATGTGACATCGTCAGTTGTAGCCAAGCCAAGGGTCGATCTAATCGTGCCAGAATTTGACACGCGATAGACACCGCCAGCAACATCCACCATTTTGCCATTGTCAGCAGATGAGACAGTTGGGACACTGCCGCCACTTTCAGAACCAGTTGGGCCTGTAATATTGACGTTGCCTGAGCCATCAGTAGTAACGGTGATGTTCGTGCCAGTTACAGTTTGGATAGGTGCAGCAGCAGAAGCACGAGCGTTGGTGTGGTAGAGGTTGGAGCCCTCTGCAATGTCGCCTGTATCAAGGACTACCGCGCCGCTTTCACCGTTGACCGACTGAACTGGTGCTACGTCAAATACAGCCCCTGAAAGCTGTTCATAGTTGACTGCATCTTTGGGGTTTTGTCCATTTGCAACGTTGGTAATTTTTCTAGACCCAGCGTCGTAATTTTCTCCACGTGTTGTATCAATGCCAAGGCTTTGTTGGGCAATGGCCGTGAGCTTGTCAAACTGGTCTTCTTGTGCCTCCGCGTCAAACGTAGAGTTGGCCTGCAAATCAGTCGCCTGCGTCAGTGGGATGACGCGGGTGATGATCAAGTTTGCAGTGCCGGCACTGTAAGAGCCGTTGAGCTGCACCGAGCCTACAGAGCCGCTGTTTGCACCAGATGGGGTGTATTGGTCTTGAGCCGTGCCCTCGGTCAACACAGTGCCGTTAAGAATGACACGTAGTTCTGAGTTGTTGAAGAACTGATAATCCAACGTGAAGGTAGGATTACTAGAGCTTTCAGTGTCGAACGTGTTTTGGAATGTAAGTTGGCTGACTGTCATTGTTTATAATCCCGGCAGGGTGTCTACTCTCGGTGGCTCCATACGTTCTGGGCCCTTTCGATCATCTTCTAGGCTTTCTCGCACTGCCCCAACTACGTCACTGAAAGGCAACGCTCTTAGGTTACCACGAGCCAGCGAGATGAGCAAAGCCAATTCAGTTGCCGCTGCAACCCGTGTTCCGGCATCCGCGTTATCTCCTGTAATAGTTTGGACCAGACTCTGAACACGAGCCTGGGCTGCTTCTCCCACCGTTCGGCCGGAGTATTGGTCCATGACTCCAGTTATCTGCATCATGAATCTCAGTGTATTGGTTCCAAACACGTCTGCCGTTCCTGTGCCACGACTCAAAGATTCTGCCAGCACGTTGTCTAAATCAAGAGCATCCTCGTCGCCGTAGATGAACTTCTTAAATTGGGCAATCATACCAATACCCATGGCGAGACTGACAAATTTCATCAACTCTCTTTTTCTCGTTGGGTTGCCACTTGGGTCTCCTCCATACCCAACGCCAGTAGCTGATTCGTCATAGTCAACTCGGCCACGCCGTGCCTCGTCACGCATCTCCTCTGCTCTAGCGTCTACAGCCTTTTCTCCAAACATTTCTTCTAGCATGATTTCGTCAGACATACCAGCCTCTTCGGCGGCAGCTCTAGCCTCATCAATAGCCAGTTGGGCTTGTTGTTGATAGAACCCAAGAATACTTTTTTCATAATCTTCAAGTTTGCCTTGTCGCCTTCGCATGCCGGCATTACGAACTGAAGTAGCCATGACCCGGTCAGGGGCAGTTCTAAACAAGTTGCCAAGGGCAATGAATGGATTTTTTCTAGCCAATGCACGCACGAAGTTGGCGTGGACAATGTCACCCATCGGTTGCGTTTTGTTTGCGTAATTTGTCTTAGCATTAACGGCTTGGTACAACGGCAACTTGCCGAAGTCTTCGACAAAGTCATATCCACGACCCATGCCTCGACGTGTAGGACCTGTTCCCACAGTCATTGTTCCACTTGCAGTCTCAGTGATGTCCGGGTTGATTCTGTTGCGGACCAGTACCATGGGACCGTGCTTGTCAATTGGCACTCCACGATCAAGCAAGTTTTGTTCAGTTTGACGGAACAGGTCGTTAATAGGCCGGCCGTTAACATCATAGAACTCCCGTTCTGCTCCTGCAGCGCGGCTGTCCCACCACTCAGTAAACTGACGGAACACTTCGTGTTCAGACGCATGGTTGATCTTAGATCTAGTTCTAAAGTCATTCATTGCAATACCACTGAGGTTTGCAAAGTTATCCAGCACTCGCCCTAGCCTAGTATCTGCCTGAGCTGCAACTAGCCGGCCAATGTTCTGGTTACCCAGTTCCATGTCAGCAAAAAGCACCAACGCACTGCGGTCAACAACTTGCCTAGCCAAGGCGTTGTGATTGAGCATGCGCCGCCCTGCATTACCGCTCGGGCCATCGAACAGTGGCGAACTAAATGGCAGGCCTAAAAAGTACGAGGATATGCCTGATCTCATGCCCTCGATAAAGGACTGGCCAGTGTTGAAGAGTGTCGTGTAGACAAAGCTCATTGGCACGTTTTCAGTTGCGGACAGTTTGCCGCCCAGGGGTAGGTCACGGGGGTCATACAACGCATATGCTGCATCAAGAGACATGGCTTGGTATGCAACGACCTGCGGTGCTGCAATCGAGTTTAGATTGATTCTTTGTGCTACACCAATAAACTGATTGATCATTGTGTTCATGGCACCCTCGGCACCACGTGTGGCATACAAGGGAACAGCAGACTCACTAACAAACATGTTTCTGACTGACTCATTTACTCGTTCCCACAAGATAGAAGCTGTTGTTGATTTGATAGCGTGAGAAACAGCAGGGTCATTGAGGACCCGAGAGTATTCAGCCATCCAGCCACCCAAGCCATACAACGCAGCTTGCTGTTGCACAGTACGTGGGAAATCTCTAAAGAACCCATCAATAGATATTGGGAATTCCATTTCCCCTCTTGCGCGTGAGCCCGTAATGTCTTTACGTTGTGCCAAGCCGCCAATTGTTTCTGCAACGTCACTTCCACCCATGACCTCATCAGCAACTTGCTTGATGTCAACAGCTTCGTCCTCTGGACCGACCTTTTTACCCTGGGTGCGTCTACGTCGTGGCACGTGAGAAGCCTTTTCGCCACCGGGTGGCAACACCCCCATTGGAGCATTTTCCACTGCAACTCTGTCTTGGAACTCCAAGAACATTTTTCTAAGTTCTCCCGTGTTTAGAATGACGTGAGCTTCCCGGATAAATCTTTCAATGCCACCGGGCCCTACTAGTTCTGGCCTGCCCGGAACGTCTTCTGGGTTGATTTGCTTCTTTAGCCCATATTTTGCATCAATGTCTTCGTAAATCTTCTTGAGCTCAACCAACGTGTCTCGGTCAAAAGCAATTGATGTGTTTTCAGTGTTGCCGCCGGCCGTGTCGCCCCGTAACAACAACTGTCTAAAAGTATCGTCATCAGTAAGCAAGAGGCCAAGTTTGATAGCCTGCTCGCCAGACAACTTAATACTTTCTCGTGGACCTTCGACCATTACGCCATCTACGTCAGCGAATGTAGGTCCAGTCAGCGTATAGCCAATGTCCTTGTCTTCCAATTGAGAAATAACATCAAGCGTCAGACCCAAACCTTTCTGCAAAGCTTGGGTAGATTCAGACAGCCCAATCATCATAATGGCTGTTCGCTCACGTGCCTTCTCAGTCTCAAGGTAAATAGCATTGTAAAGAGGTGAGTTTCTAGACCCGGCAAGTCTTTCTACAAGCTCAGGCATCGAAAGATAGAAGAAG